ACCATTACTACCGAAGATAAGAGCCTTATTTTCTCCTACTGAGAATCCACTTTGCATGAATAACTCAGCGTTTATCAACAAAGTATTAGATGCAACACCAGTTGTAACACCGTTACCACCCATAATTTCAACGCCACCTGTTGAAGAGTTGGAGGTATAACTTCCACTATCACCTGATATAGATTGTATTACATTCTGTACAACGTTTGGTGAGGTGTTTGTAATCGTTAAATTATCTCCTGCAACATCTGTTGATACACCTGTGCCACCTATAAAGTTAATTGTAGTAGTTGTGCTACTTGCAGTCTTACTATTATTATCTGTCCCAATAACAGTAAACACGTTTTGGTCAGGAGCACCTAAACTTCCTGTCATAGCGATGGTAACTGTGTCACCAGCTATTGAAGTGGAGATGTTTGTGCCACCCGCAATAGTTAAGGTATCAGTTGCAGCAGATGCTGTAGTTGTGCCACTGTCTGCGTTTATAGTTTCAAATAAATTCTGTGTAGTCCCTCCACCACCACCTGAGGCAGTCTCGTCATTAGCAGGATACCAGTAACTATTAGTGCCATCCCATTTCAATACTTGTCCATCAGATGCACCACCACCTACAGTTAAATCTACATCACCAAGGTCACCAATACTGTGGTCTTCACCTATAAGTTTCTTCCATCCCCCTGCTGTTGCAACTCTTGCTGTAGTATCACCAGAGACATATGCAAACATACCATGATGCACAACATTGTCAGGTAAATCTCCTGATGCAGCAAAATGATTGCTATACTTCAACTTACCATCATCACCATCAATATATGTTAATGCATTACCTGTGCCACCACCCCAAAATTTAATATCTCCTGTGCCATTAGGTTGTATAGTTATATCACCACTAGAAGATGATATGATTTTATTTCCTGCTACATCAAGGTCTGCAGTTAAAGAATCTAGAGCACCCTCAGCAAACTGAGACCCATTCCATTTTAAGAATTGACCAGTTGTAGGTGACCCAACATTTATCTGTAAATTGGTGTCATTACCTAGGTTGGTATATAACTCATCGATGACTGAATTTAATTTTATAGCTCCATCTCGCAGGCTGTCACCTGTGCCATCATTCGCAGAAGAGCCTATGTTAAGATTTTGCTTTGCCATTTTCGGTAGTTTTCTACAAGTTTATTTATGTGCCATCAAAGGACTGTGCAGTAGAATCGAAACTACTTGATGTAGAATCAAATCTATTCTGTAAATCTCCAATTCCACCAGAACCAGATACGGTTAAGTTTGCCTGATTAGAATCTAGAGGAGAGTTTTGAGCATTGTTGGCTGGTACAGGTCCGATGATTCGACAACGATACTTATACCCTGTCATATATGCTAAAGCGGTAACACTATATGACGCTGCTGTTGCACCTGTGATAGCTGCAAATGCAAATCCACCATCAGTTGACCTATACCACTGATAAGAGATAGGTCCGTTTTCTGGTATGATAAGTGCATTGACTGTAAATGTCGCAGTCTCACCCGCATTGACTGTTACACTCTGAGGTTGTAATGTAAACTGCAACGTTGGAGGAGTAGGTGCATCTCCACCACCATCTCCACCACCCTGATCCTGTTGCACAGGAGATACAGTGTATGTGGTGTCTATAGTTTCTCTTGTTGTCAACCCAATCATATAAGGGAAGTCAGGCTCATTCTGGTCATCAACAGACAAGAAATAAGCATAAGTGCCATTAGGATATTCTGGTGTTACACAGAATCTACCATTATGATAATCAAGGTCTCCTGTGCCTTCTACATATTCCCAGTCTTCAACTAATGCACCAGCTGGAGGATTCTCTGCTGTGCTACCATAATCAGGTCTTCCTGCAACCTCAGTATCTCTAGCAGAGTATGAGCTAGACATAGTGGAAGTGCCAGAAAGACTATCCCAAGGTTGTGTATATCCAAACGGACCGTAAACAGGGAATCCATCAAATGCTATACCTACCATTTTAGAATGACCATCAGGATGTCTGATGTTGTCACCGTTATACTGAGTAGACCCATAGTAATCATTATATGATGCTATTGAAGACCCTTCTCTCCAACAATCTAGGAAATGTGTATCATGATAATGATATTGACCAGACTGCTCTGGATGTCCACCACATGAATCTGCACCAAAACTTATAGGCAGATTAGGGAAATGTGCATTCCAACTAAAGTTGGTTGGAGGGTTACCACCAGTTCCTGCACTAGGATTGAATAGTGCTACACCATTTGCAGCAACTGCTATAGTGCCTAGTGGTGTAGGAAATCTACCATTTCTCTGGTCGTAATATTCATATGTGCCAGTTACAGGTGTGAGTGCTTGGTCATTTACAATCAAATCTAATCTATCATCTGCTGCTAACCAACACTCTCCTGCAATAGATGTGAATGTTGTGCCTCTAAAAACATAAACTAATTTATAATCATTAAATGCAAATAGGATTCTATCTCCTACTCGAATATTAGCATTCGCTCCTGTGAATAAAGCAATATCATTAGTAGATAATGTTATAGACCTGATAAATCCGTCATGGGTATACTGATTAGAATCAAAAACTCTACTAATACCAAATGTTCCTCCACGGTATAAGAAGTCATGGTCGAAGTCCTGCTCTGTTACTGTGTTTGGATTATTTGAATTAGGAAATGTACCGTAGGAGACAGGTCTTGGTAGACCGTCAGATGCTACGGTTATAATCTTCGTTGCGTTATTAAATGATGCTGTTGCTGCCATGAGATTATTTAGATATCATCGAAGATTTGATTAGGTGTGAATCCTGTGATTACAGTTGCACCTGTTTGGACAGATAATATAGCGGATAGTGAGTAAACAGGAGTTGCGCCTGCAGCTGTTATTGCTACACGATACTCATCACTATCATCAGCTTGTGTGGTTGGGTTTGTATTGTATGTTGCTTGGTTAGCACCGATAATGTTACTCCAAGTCTGAGTGCCATACTCCTTCTTCTGCCACTGATAATTCATTGCAGAAGTATTAGTTACAGTAGAAACAACTGTGAATGATGCAGTCTGACCTTGGTTAACAGTTACGTTAACTGGGTCTTGGACTATAGCGATTGTACCTTCAGTGATTGTCTGACCACCAGTATATTCACTACCCTCACCCGCGAGGACGTCAAATCCACCATTGACAGGTGTGCCAGTAGGTTCTACGAAATCATCTGGGACTTCTGTCTCAACCAAAACAGAAGGCATAGAGTATCCAATACCAGGTGTCTTAACATCAATCCTTGTAATACCAGTCAGTGCCTTAATGTTTGCATCAAATCCAGAGGATGAGATAACATCAACGTTAGGACGTGAGGTATAACCGTCGCCTGGGTTTGTGAGGATTGCATTGGTTATTTGACCACTTGTGATAGTAGCAAGTGCTTGTGCATTTCTACCTTTAACTGAGCCAGTATATTCAAATGTAATCAAGGAGTTTGAAGACTCAATTAGAGCAACTTCACGATTAAATTCTTCACCCTCAATAAAGAGTTGGTCACCAGATTCTATTGGTGGGACAACAGTTGCTGCGATAACGTCAGCATCACTACCAATGTATGAGAATCCAACAAATGTGCTTCCTGCACGAGGAGTCTCAGCAAAGATTATTCTACTACCAACCAACTCATATGCTGTGCCTGGCTCTTGGATGATACCATTCAGTGAAACAATGATGTTGTTTTCTGGAAGGATAGTGTTAGAAGAAACACCTTCAGTCAATGTCAAGGAGTAGAATAATCCACCACGCTTGAGGTTGAAGGAAGACCTTAATGAATCAAACTCAAATGATATGTCATCTAATTGTCTTAACTTACCAACGTAGTATCCAATAAATTCACTACCGATGTCAGGTGGCTCGTTGAATTGAATCTTATCAGAGAATGCAACGTAACTTGCGTTACCGCCTGGTGGTTGTAGCACACCATTAACGAATATCAATAGATGTCCTGCAGGGTCTGGGAAGTATGCTTCACCATTATTGATAGTAAGGTCAAATGTAGTCTGACTACCATCAAATCCTCTAAAGTATCTGTCAACTCTACCTTCAAGTGTGCGAGCAGATGATACTGCACCACCCCATCCATAGTCAGACTTAACAGTCATATTGTCAGCAAATACACCTTGTGCATCTTCTACCCATACAGTCGCTGTAATACCAGATTGCTCGATAGCAACAACCTTACCATATACACTGGATTGAGTATCTGTATAACCTACAACGTTAGCATAGATTGTTGGGAAGTTACTTCCTAATTCAATCTTACCAATATTATTTGTAGAATTACCAACCTCTGATATATCAGCACCAACACCAACTGGGACTAGATTACCAATCCAAAGTTTGTGGACTCCATAATTAGGGTCATTAGTATCAACAATGTTTAGACCATTGATATACTTGGTAACTGTTGCTGTCCAACCTGGATTCTTCTGAGTTGTGCCTTGTAGTAAGGTAATCTCATCACCAACGTTGAAGGTATCGCTAACACCAGTATCTGTAATTGCTACACCTAGAGTTAACTCATATATGTTTGTGCCATGAATATACTGATTAAGTTGAAGTTGAGTGCCAGAGATACCCTTAATATCTAAGATGTAATCAGTAACACTACCGTATACAACATCACCTGTGGAGAATGAATTCTCAATAGTTTCAACATCAATAGTAATACGTCCACCGTCTGTATCTGTCAAACTACCAGACTTATTGGTGTATGTTGAGAATAATACTTCAGCAGCGTTGTCTTTGTTGAATACGTAGTCGCCAGATGCGAAACTACCATTTTCAACGTTGATTAACATTCTATCACTTAGGTCTGCTGTGACAGTACCTGTAGCACCAGACTCAACACCCTCTATTACGTCACCCGCATTTATAGTGCCTGCTACATTGATGAGTTTTACGAATCCATTTAGGTCTCCATCCTTGGTTATAGTTTGAATTACCTTACCTGTGTTAGATGTAGCACCTTGGACGATAACATCTTCACCATTAACGAAGTTAGCAACAATACCTGATAATCCATAGTATTTCATCAATACTCTGATGTTTGCCTCGTTAGCAAATACTGTGCCAATTTCAGATGTAGCATCTGATGTAGAACCGTAGATAACATCAGCAGGATTAAATCCACCCTGTATCGGTGTCTCTGATGGGTCAGCTGGGAATACAGGAGTAGTCCTTGTAATACCAGACCTTCTAACAACAGAGAATATTTGTGACCCTGAGTTGCTAGTATCTACATATACTTCTCTAAATCTACCATCATGTATGTAATGAGCACCAACTTCAAACCACTGAGCAGTTGCAGTCATAACATACCAGTAAGGTTGGTTGGCAAATGCAGCCACAGAAGTCTGAGATGCAGGAATATAAGTTAAGATATCACCACGACGGAATTGGTTTGCACGATTAATTCTGACTCTATATTCAGCACGGTCATATCCAACCTCAACTGTAGGTGTGAGCACAACAAGAGCAGGGTCTGTGTTGTAGTCAATACCCATTTGATATGTGCTACCAAGATTCTGTGCGTCTGTGCTAGGAATCCAAAAGACAGATGCCTCAGTTGGGAATTTAGATAATTCTAGAGCATACTCTATTGGGTTGAGAGAGGAGTCCATAATAAACTCAGCTGCCTCTTGGTTATACTCTAGTCTTGCATCGGGAAGATATACAGGATAAGTTGCCCAGTCGGGGTCTGCTCTATCATAAAGGACTGCCTTCATGTATTCTCTAATCCTTGTGAGATAGTAGATTAGATGAGACCTAGTTACATCTTGATATGCTATAAAGTTACCTTCACCATCAAACCAGTTTTGTAATAAACGGAATGAGCCAGCATTACCATGAGTAATCATGTCATAACGGACTGCCTTCATTACGTCAGTAGCAAATTGCAGTGTGGCATTTGTGCTACCATAGTAGGTTACTGTAGCATCATAAGCTCTTTGCTCAATAGCGTATGTATTGAATAGGAGTTGATTAGCAACTCTCTTATCATTCTGAGTGCCACCACCAAGTGCTGCAGATAGTAGACTCATCAATGTATCAACAGCAGATGTTACGTTATAACATGTGCCTGCTTGATATGCTGCATTTAAGTTATAAGGGAATGTCTTAGTAACACTAGATGTTAGATAATTTGTATTAGAAGTCGCTGCATTAACAATAGTATTGATTGGAATTTCCATCAATGTGTTAATTGCAGACACAACCTCAGGGCATGTCATATTAGACAAGTTATCAGCATCTTGACCACCATTACTTACATCGTAAGTGACTGTAAGGTCTCTATGTGGTAAGTCAGGTGTATACTTAACAGGCCATATCTTCGGTAGGGTGTAAGTCCTGTTTAAAATTTGATTTGGGTTGTTAATGGTATCATTGAAGATTGCCATTAAGTTAGTTACTTCAGTAGAAACCTCATCTGCTTCTTGACCATTGTATGCATTGTCAACTTGACGGTCTCTATAGTATTCTAAATTGCCTGTAATTGCGTAAGGCCATGCAGTTGTAGTCTCACCATTCGGGACAGACCCTGCAGTGCTTCCGAAACCACCAACGTTAGAGTCGGACATCAATCCAGCTGAAGCACCTAATCCAGTAAATCCACCACCAGGTGTTTCTGCACTACCGATTGGGTCACCATCAATCCAAAGTCTTACACGACCTTTTCCAACATCTTGGTCTCCACCAATCTTGATTTCCCAAACTAATTCATGCTGTAATCCATCCAAATACTGAAGGATATCTGCAACAGGGACATCAAGTTTTGCAAGTCCATTATCATTTGTATAGGTTGCACCACCAGAATATGATTGGTCGCTGCTTCCTGCACGGACTCTGAAGTATGTGCCACCGTCTCTAAATCCAACCCAAACACCTTGACTTGTGCCACCCAATTCAAATAGCATTGCATCAGATGGAGATGTAGGAAGGATAGTTACACATCTGAATACTGCGTCATCAGTTGGGTCAACACCAGTGCTGCTATTTTGTGCAACGTTGATATTAGTTGTATTGTCAGCGAAAGACCTAGTAAGTAATAAATTAGGAGTAGATGTATTTCCACCTTCACCAGGATTAACCAATCTATTTGTTGGTTTATCAGCCGCATTATAGAATCTCTGAGTTTGACTATATCCTGCAGTATTGGTAATAATCTGGTCTTTCATTGCTCTGATAGCAAGGTCTTTTGCCTTGTTGAATATCCAGAGTGTTTCTGTAGACTGATTGTTAACGTGAATTAGAGCATTACCACCATAACCAACATAGAATTCTGCACCATACTGGACGTAGTTGTCACCACCATACTTGAGGTTGAATACCATCGCCCTTAATAAGTCAGTAACATCATGGACACAATCGATACTACCGTTAGAAACGACAGAGCCAGGATGTGCTTCTACAAATGTATGTGCATATCTCTGACCGATAGGTGATGCACCAACGTTAACTGTGATTGTATCTACGGTAGTAGCAGTAATCGCTCTAGATGTGCCATATGCAGGGTCACTGTTACGAGGATATGCATGGTTGCTACCATTACCATCCATAGCACATGTGAATACAATAGACTCAAGTTTAATGGAAACTCTATTACTGGTTGTTAAGGTGTGGTTACCAATGGTCAATACCATGTCACCTGTTGTGGCATTATATGTTGCATCAGTTGGTGTATATTCTACTCCACCATATCCACCACCATTAATATTCAATGAAGGGAATTGTTGTAAACCTAATGCTACAGCGTTTTCAGCAATATAACGAATATTTCCGTCAATGGCATCACCACATTTTTGGAAAATTACGTCTCTAGGATTCTGCTCATAAGTTTGGACAGGTGTTATTAGACTTGTATTGCCATCAATGTAATCTCTACCAAAACCATTTCTCAATGTCAATATTGAGATATCTCTAGCAATCTTGATTGTTGTAACAGATGCTTCCCATTCTGATTCAATATGCTTAAGTGAATTATTTTCTGGCTCAACATATAGATTAGCAGCATCATATACCTTCTCATTACAATCGTATAGAAGGTCATGTGACATAGAATCAAGAATGTCAACAATATCGTCTTCGCAATTTACAGGACCGCCAACAATGTTTAGCTCTGCATACTTAGACATATCATTCATTATTGCAACAGATTCTTGTGCAATCAATCTCTTATTGCGTTGAATCATGTCAACAGAATCAATGAATCTATCATTAACACCACGTGTTAATTGAGGATATCCTTCTGTGTCAATAGTTACAGTCTCGTCTCTATATGCTCCACGTGCAGTCCATACAGGAGAATAATAATCATCTTGGTATGCTGCTTGGAATCCTAATGAAGCAGCAGTTTCACCTGGACTGAGTAGTAACTGATTTACTGCCTTCATTGCCAACATCTTAGCGAAATCAAATGCATCAAGCATTGGATTTAATTCATTCTCTACATGTAGAATATTCTGTTGACCATCTAAGTATTGGTCAATAACATATTCAATATTATATGTGCCTCCTGTTGCTAAGTCACTGATAACAGCAGGGAGAATAAATTCTTTAACGTCTCTCAAACAATATGGCTCACCATAGCCAGGCATGACTAAGTAATCATATTCAGTGCCATCGATAGTTTGTGTATACTTGTCTTGAATATAACCAACTGTCTCTTCTGCAATGTAATCTCTATTCTTCCAGATAGCGGTACCACCATCTCTGAATCTATTACCAGTTGGTGCAAGCACTTCTAGTAATGCATCCATCAATGCTCTAACTTCATTCTGGACTCCAGTAGATGCAGGAGTTGCGAAGTTATTTGGTATTCTTAATCTTTGTGTATACTGACCAGATAAATCATAACTTGTAGATGTAATAACTTCATTACATAAGTCTGCTGCCTTATCCCATGCAAATAGAGTTTGTAAAATCTCATTTTGGACATGCTTTAATTTACCACTAACTTCTAAGTAAGTCCTAGCAGTATAAAGTGTATGATAATTACCACCTTCTCTAAGGTCTTTGACAAGAGCACCTAAGATATAATCTTTTGTATCACGAATACATGTCGCAGTACCACCGCTACCATATCCTGATGACCCCATACCGTCTCCAGGAATTGTAAAGTCTGGGAATTGTGCTGCCATATATCCGACTGCTTCTTCAGCAATCCATTCAGCATTAAGTAAGATAATTCCTGCAGCGTCACGATAAGATGCTCTACCTAAGTCAACATCCTTAATGATGATATCGTCTGTGCCATAATTAACACTTCTAGCAGTAGCAGATGATGTGCGTTGACCAGTGTAGGTTGCAAAACATTCTGTAGTAGAAAGTATAAATGGTGCTTCACCATCTAAACCAAGAGAAATCTTTTGTCTAGTATAATCAATCTGTGATGGAGGGGTGAATCCTGCAGTGTAATCTGCTTCACCTTTTCTGATGCAAAGTAAATCAATGTATCCTGTGAATCCTGCACTCTGTTGGAATGATGTGCCAATCCATGCAGGAGCATAGAGATAGTTGTTTGTATCAGCAGCACTCTGGACGACAACACCATCAAGATATAATGTAATAACACCACTAGACCTAACAACTGCAAGATGTTGCCATACATTTGCTAGGACTGTGCCACCAAATACCAATACACCTGTGCCATTTGCAACACGAAGAGTTGAGCCGTCTAAGTAAATTCTAAGACCAGCCGCTGCAGATGTCCTTCTAAAATCAAATAAGTGTTGTGTGCCAGATACTCCATCAGGTCTAAACCATGTTTCAATGGTAAAGTCATCTGTGCCATATGTGAAATCATAACTGTCTGCAGCAGCAAGATAACCACCAGAAGGAATTCTAATTGACTGACTGCCGACTAGAGTTTTCTTTCTCTCTATAACACTTGTTGTGCAATTTTGATTTGTTAATGTTGAGTTGGTGATATATTCACCAGTCTGGAATGTGCCTGTGATAGCATTAGAGAATATCCACTTAAGACCAGTATTAATACCAATAGCAGATGTTATTGCACCAGAGGTCATACCCTTAATCTGGTCACCAGTTATAAACAGACCACTAGACTTATCCTTATAAGCAAGTTTAATAGTCCTGATAGTTTCACCATCAACGAATGTGCCATCTGTAATAGATGATAATGCATTAACATTATCAAGGTCACCATGACTAATTGCAGTTGTAGCTATATCTGCTAACGTTGCGATATATGCTTGGACGTTTGCACAGTTTCCTATAGACTGATTGTTTCCAGATGCATAGTTGGGGTCGAAGTATTCTGCCTTAGTGCCACCACCCAAGAATACTGCATTAGGTATTGCAGATACAAATGTGTGAGTATAGTTTCCACCAGATTTAACTGCTCCTGCTGTAGCAGATGCAAAAGTGTGAGTATAAAGTGACTCTGTATTTTGTGTTGCAACAAATAATTTAATTGTAGTATCTGTCCTTGCAATAATCTGTAAAGGCACATTTGATGCAGGGTCAGTATTACGAGGATAAGAATGAGTTGTATTATTATCATCCATTGAGCAAGTGAATGATATTGAATTATCATCCAACTTGATATATTGACCAACTTCTAATGTATGAGCACCTATAGTCAGCACCATCATACCTGTAGCAGGGTCGTATGTTGCATCTGTTGGTGTCCAAGATACTAATGGAGATGTGCCAACATTAAGGTCAATAGTTGATGCCCCAACTGCACTAATCTGGATAGGAGTATTAAATGCAGGGTCACCCGCTCTAGGATAATCATGGAATGTTTCATCATTATCCATGCTACAAGTAAACCTAAGAGAATGAGGTCTAATTGTAACGCTATCTGATGTAGTCCATGTATGAGACCCAATAGTCAACGACATGATACCAGTTACAGCATTATAAGTTGCACCAGTTACATCTTTCTGCTCTAATTCTGTAGAGCCATTTGTATAAGGTCCTGCATAAGTTGTTGGGTCTTTGAGCATGTAACCTGTCTCAGAGACCTTAGTGTTTCTCTGGAAGTAGAGCAAGTTATTAATTGCTCTAAACATCAAGTCTCTTGCCTTAGTAATAGCAGTGATTGAAGGACCTTCCTCACCAGTTAAACCGTTAGAGATAGGACTTCCTGCAGCAGTGAAATACCTCTTAGTGAATTCTACAGTATTATAGTTACCACCATCAGCAACATCTTGTGCTACTGCATCAATCATCAGACCTAAATCACGACGACATTTAGTCTGGCCTGTAGTGTATGTTCCGACGGTTTCATCAGGCAACTCTGTTAAGTTACCATTGGTTAGAGTTGTATCTACAATGTCATGTAAAGTTTGTATTGCAGACTGGACATCAGAGCAATTATCTGTGCCATTGTTAGATGTGTTTGCTCCTGCTGTGCCATAGTCATCATTAGGTGATGGGTCAGCAGTAATACCATGACCAGTATATCCACCTTCATCTACCTCGTTATGAGGTTTAAATGTGATGCCAGCTAGAGTGCCAGATTGTGCAGTGTAATTAGCAGTAATGTTGTTAGTTATTGCTAAGAACATCCATTCTTTTGCTCTAGTGAAACCATAACGTGTTTCAGCAGATTGTGCATTTACATATACAAAGTTACCGTCTGCATCGAAGTAATCTTGAGATATCTTACGAGTATAAACGTTACCACCTCTAAAGATGTCAACAGAGATTGCATCGATGTAATAATGAAGGTCACGGATACATTTGCCAGGATTGGGCACTGTAAGAGATGGATACTGTGTAATCATCTCATCATATGCCACAGCAGCAATATAATGCTTATTAAGTTGAATTAGACGATATGCATCAGAATATCTTGACCAAGGGTTAGTAATAACATCGCCTGGGAAATAGAAGTATGGATGCTCTACTGCAATTTGTGCATCAGCAAAATCAATAATTTCTTGCTTATTACCAAGAATCATTGCAGAAGCATCTTTAAATCTGTTTTCTGCACTTCCATGGAATGAAGAGTTAGGATTATTGTAACTAACTCTCTTATTGATGATATTGCTTCCTGCAGAGATTGTGCCACCAGATAATCCAGTATAGATGACTTCTGTGCTTCTTACTTGCTCAAAGTCTAAGAAATCATCATTTATTCTCTGAGATGAATCATACAACTCTGTAGGTGTAATTGAAGACTTAGAAATGTCATCTGCAATTACGTTGGGGTTTGTGATGCTAACAAGACGCTCAAACAGTAATCCGAAGAATGTAGAGCCAGGGTTGATAAT